AATATTATACGGATGGCCGCTTTTTGGAGAGTGAGGATTTTGAATTTTCCTTCGTAATTACGAATGAGCCATTTGGTGTCCATGTATAAATAAGACCCCAGACACCAATTCATAGAGTAAGTTGGTTTGAGGAGTCAATCGGTGTCCATTGACCATGCCTCCTACAAGACCATTTAAGATAAATGCCAAAAATTATTTCCTCACATATCCCAAGTGCTCTTTAACGAAAGAAGAAGCACTTTCACAATTAATAAACCTACAAACCCCAACTTCCAAAAAATATATCAAGATCTGCAGAGAGCTTCACGAGAATGGGGAACCTCATCTACACGTGCTCATCCAGTTCGAGGGGAAATACCAGTGCAAGAATCAGCGATTCTTCGACCTGGTCTCCCCAACCAGGTCAGCACATTTCCATCCGAACATTCAGGGAGCTAAATCAAGCTCCGACGTCAAGTCCTATCTGGAGAAGGACGGAGACACCCTCGACTGGGGAGAGTTTCAGATCGATGGAAGATCTGCAAGAGGGGGGCAACAGACAGCCAACGACGCTTACGCCGCAGCGCTTAACACAGGCAGTAAGTCAGAGGCTCTTAGAGTCATTAAGGAGTTAGCTCCCAAGGATTATGTATTACAATTTCATAATTTAAATGCGAATTTAGATAGGATTTTTACACCTCCAATGGAGGTTTATGTCTCTCCTTTTTCTTCTTCGTCTTTTGATCAAGTTCCGGATGAACTTGAAGAATGGGCTGCTGAGAACGTGGTGGGTTCCGCTGCGCGGCCATTGAGACCCATAAGTATAGTGATAGAAGGTGATAGTCGTACGGGGAAGACAATGTGGGCTAGGTCACTGGGTCCACATAATTATTTGTGTGGTCACTTAGACCTTAGTCCAAAGGTCTACAGTAATGAGGCCTGGTACAACGTCATTGATGACGTCGATCCGCATTATCTAAAACACTTCAAAGAATTCATGGGGGCCCAAAGGGACTGGCAAAGCAACACGAAATACGGAAAGCCAGTTCATATTAAAGGCGGAATTCCCACTATCTTCCTCTGCAATCCAGGACCCAATTCCAGCTATAAAGAGTATCTGGACGAGGAGAAGAATTCTGCACTCAAAAATTGGGCTTTAAAAAATGCGATCTTCGTCACCCTCGAAGGTCCACTATACTCAGGTTCCAATCAAGGTCCAACACAGAGCTGCTAAGCGTAGAGCCATCCGGCGTAAGAGGGTTGATCTAAACTGTGGGTGCTCATACTACGTACACATCAACTGCCACAACCATGGATTCACGCACAGGGGAATCCATCACTGCAGCTCAAGCAGAGAATGGCGTGTATATCTGGGAGATTCAAACTCCCCTCTATTTCAAGATAACAGAGCACCACAACAGGCCACTCAACATGAACCACGACATCATCACTGTCCAGATACAGTTCAATCACAACCTGCGGAAAGCGTTGGGGATACACAAATGTTTCCTAGCCTTCCGAATCTGGATGACCTCACAGCCTCCGACTGGTCGTTTCTTAAGGGTCTTTAAGACCCAAGTGCTTAAGTATTTAAATAACTTAGGGATTGTCAGTATTAATAATGTAGTTAGGGCAGTTGATCATGTATTATGGAATGTATTAGAGCATATTGTATATGTAGACCAATCATCTTCAATAAAATTCAATATTTATTAACTTGTCACGGAATCATAGAAGTAGATCCGTATCTTCAAAGTAGCATACACTGGATTAGCGGCATGAGTACACGCCATATACAACATTAACGCATTCTCACTATGATTCTCATACATGCCAGCTTCTTGCTGGTTATAAACAACATAATTATTAACTCTAATAAACTTCTTCACGAGAGCTTGTTCCTTTGAAGCGTATTGTCCACCAGTAACTGTCGCATGCCACTTCCTCAGAACCTGGTACCTATCACGATGAACATTCTTCACAGTCGCCGTGCTGGGCTCATTATCAAACATGTCAAAAACCTCTCCAAAATCCTGAGGCTTGTCAACGGGCCTTCGATCCCTAACAAGAAAAAACATAACACTATTTGTATGATTCTCAGTCTTGATGTTCTCATCCATCCAAATCTTGCCCAACACATAAACGGACTTCACACAGAACCTCTTGCCAACCCTATGAGTTAAACCGGTACCCCTAGTTACATCACTAATACACATGACTTTACCAATGTGCTGGATATCATGTCTGGACTCAAATGACTGGACCTTACACGGGCCTTCACATCCCCTCGGAACATCTGGGCTTCTGTACATCCTGTACATCCTGGGCTTTCGGTTCATGGGCCTGTTCGCCCATGCTCTTGCCTTTGTGACGCGGACAATGGGGGCAGCAGCACGGCTGGCATATGGGCTGTCGAAGTTGAGACGACGGGGTACCTTCGAGGCGGGCGTGGAAATGATTAAATCTGCTGGTCGCTTCGGCATAATTTCTAGCCCTTATTACTGAAATTAAATCCCTAATTAAATCGTAGCCCAGAGTGTCTGGGGAATACGTATGTTCTACTAGCTGCAGATATTTAACTGCTAACATACACCTAAAACCGTGAACGGTTTCAGGAAACTCGTTTACTAATGGATCCCACATTTTTCAAAATGAAACTTAACAACGAAGTACTTATAATAGGCGGGATAGTTATTTAAGCTTTGAGCGCGTCATTTGATTGGCAGACAAGAGGTAGTGGAGGGACCCATAAAAAATTGCGGCCATCCGGT